TGTGACATATCTCAAGCAGGAAAGGAGACCTATGGAACTAAAAGGAATCGAATACTTACGCAGGAAGTTAAACCTGAAACGCACCAGGGTAAAAATGCGTTACAAATACTATGAAATGAAGAACGAAGTGCGAGATCTGGGCATTGCTACTCCGCCACAGCTGAAATTCTTCCAGTCTAGTTTAGGCTGGTGTGCTGCCGGTGTAGACAAGTTAGCCGATAGATTAGTCTTCAGAACCTTCAAGGATGACAACCTGGGTCTCATGGACATCTACAACATGAATAATCCGGATACCCTGTTCGATTCTGCGGTCCTTGGTGCCTTGATTGGCAGCTGTTCATTCATCTACATCACGCCAGGTGAAAAGGGCGAATATCCGAAAATGCAGGTCATTGATGGCAGTGATGCTACTGGTATCATAGATCCTATCACCGGATTGCTGACAGAAGGTTATGTAGTTCTTACAAGGAATGACAGAAGCGAACCTGTTCAGGAAGCATACTTATACCCGAATACTATCGAGATCCATACACACGAAAACAGAGGGCACACGGTAGAGACCTACACGAATAATGTTGATTATCCGTTGCTGGTTCCTATCATCTTCCGTCCGGATGCTACAAGGCCATTCGGTCACTCAAGGATCTCCAGAGCGTGTATGCGTCTGGTAGACGATGCCTGCAACATTCTGAAGAGAACGGACATTTCAGCTGAATACTATTCTTTCCCACAGAAGTATGTTACCGGTTTGGATACGGATGCATCCCAGTTTGATAAGTGGAGAGCATCAATGAGTGCAATGCTGGCCTTTGAGCTGAACAGCGATAATGACAACCACGTTCACGTTGGGCAGTTCTCGCAGCAATCAATGGAACCGCATATTTCACATCTGAGAATGGTCGCTTCCTTATTTGCTGGTGAAACCGGTCTGACATTAGACGACTTAGGCATTTCAAGCGATAATCCATCAAGCGTGGAAGCAATAAAAGCACAGCATGAAAACCTGAGGCTGACTGCAAGGAAAGCACAGAGAACCTTTGGAACAGGGTTCCTGAATGCCGGATTCCTTGCAAGATGCCTGATGGATGACTTCGACTACAAACGTGATGTCTTATACATGACCAAGCCGATCTGGGAGCCAGTCTTTGAACCGGATGCATCATCACTGAGTTTGATCGGTGACGGTGCCATCAAGATTAACCAGGCTGTACCTAACTACTTCGATAGGGATTCGCTCTGGGATCTGACAGGCATCAAGCCAAGCGATAACACTGGAATTGATGTTGCTATAGAAGAGGTCGTAAATGAGTGATGTCGTACCTGAACTGTTAAAAGAGATCCAGGATGATTTCCAGAGACAGTTCCGGAGCAATTCCAAGGTGATTGACATCTATGGCAAGATTAGAAGCCATCTGGCGACATATAAGGAAGCAAACGAGTTCTCCATCCAGTGTGGGGAAATGTTGGCCAACAGCTTTAAAAAGTACCTTACAACAGATGTCTTACCTGAAGGCAGAATGTGGTATAACATAGCAACACGAATCCTTACACCAACGTTAAGAAATAACTATTCGCTCATAACCGATGTTACCGACTCTGCTCAGCAGATCTTCAACGAAAAGAACGGTATCGGTTTTAAGCCAATTACACCGGCATTTAACACCGACAGGCTGAACGGACTCATCGACAAGGTTTCCAATGCTGAAAACTATGATGAGGTATCCTGGGTGATGGATGAACCGATAGTCAATTTTTCACAGTCTATCGTTGACCAGGCTATCAAGGATAATGCAGATTTCCAATTCCGTTCCGGAATGACACCGAAGATCCGCAGGACAGTAGTTGGCGGATGCTGTGAATGGTGTCAGAGGTTAGCCGGTACCTATGAATATCCATACGTCCCAACAGACGTATATCGCAAGCACAACAGGTGCAGATGCACCGTTGAATATATATCAACAGAGAAGAAGCAGAACGTCTGGACAAAACAGACGGAATACTTCGAGGAGGAGTCTCCGGCAGACAAGCAGAGACGACTTCTGAAAGAACAGAGAGAGCAGCAGACAGCATCCCGAAGGATAGCGGAAAGAAATGCTGTTCAGGAACTCATGCGGCAGCATCCTGACTGGTCCGAAGCAGGTGCGACCAAATACTACCGCATGAATTTATCACGTCAGTAAAGCCTTAAAACGGCTTTATATGGAGGTATTTATGGAAGACCGTATAGGTAACCAGATACCTTCTCAATCTGTGATTTTGCCATACTTTGAAACTCACGGTCCGGAAGCCGTGGAACTATATGAGAAAAGCGGAACTACTCTGTTGGAATGGCAGAAGTTGATGCTTAATCATATACTGGCATACAACGATGAAGGATTATTCATTCATCAGAAGTTCGGGATGGCAATCCCACGAAGAAACGGAAAAAGCGAAGTGTCATTAGCAATAATGGTCTACGCATTGAAGGAAGGCTTGAGAGTTGTTTACACGGCTCATAGAACTTCAACTTCAACGTCTCTGTGGGAACGTTTAGTCAGAGTACTGTCAAAGATGGGATATGTCGAGGACAAATCGTTCAAGACAGGCAAACGTGTTGGTGCTGAAAAGGTCGTTTTGAAGGAAACCGGTGGAGAGGTTCACTTCAGAACGAGGACCAACAATGGCGGCCTTGGTGAAGGCTTCGACATTTTCATCGTTGATGAAGCACAGGAGTACACCACTGACCAGGACTCAGCATTGAAGTACACGGTCAGTAGTTCTCCAAATCCGCTGACATTCATGATAGGCACACCACCTACCGTGAAGAGTGGCGGCACCGTATTTTCACAGTTCCGGAAAACTGTGTTAAGCGGTGAAAGTGTGGATTGTGGTTGGGCAGAATGGTCCGTAAGGGAGATGCACGATCCGCACGACAAAGAATATTGGTATGAGACCAATCCGTCTCTGGGATCTATTTTGAAGGAAAGAGTTATCCAAGCAGAAATCACGGACGGTGAAGATCTCGATTTCAATATTCAGCGATTAGGTTATTGGGTCCGATACAACATAAAGTCAGCAATCACCAAAGAAGAGTGGTTACAATGCCAATATAAGCCAAGTATTCCAGAATGCTCTCCTCAAGTTTATGTCGGCATCAAGTTTGGTCACGATGCAACCAATGTATCAATGAGTTTTGCTACCAAGGTCAACGGCAAGATCTTCGTTGAATGCATTGGTTGTAGGCCAATACGCGAAGGCAGTCAATGGATAATCAAGTATCTTAAGGCTGTTAATCCTTCTGAAGTGGTAATAGACGGTGCCAGCGGTCAGAAACTACTGGAACAGGAACTGACGGCTCTGGGCATAGCAAGAAACGCCATAGTGTTGCCGACAGTTAAGGAAATCATCGTAGCAAATAGTATGTTGGAATCGGCCATAACCAGCCATACGATATGCCACAACAACCAGCCAAGCGTTACAGCCGTCATGACAAACTGTGAACACAGGGCAATAGGAACGAATGGCGGATACGGTTACCAGGCAATTAAAGATGGGTTAGAAATTGCTATCCTTGATAGCATCGTTTTAGCACATTGGAGTTGCTCAAAGGGCAAGGAAAAGAAGTCACAGAGAGTTAGTTTTTAAAAGAAGGCAGTATATAAGCCTTCTTTTATTTGTGCATCAAGCACAAAACACTGAACGCACAGGTCAAAGCGGAGGAGGTATTGATGGAAAATCAAGAAAAGACGTTCACACAGGCGGAACTAGATTCCATTGTCAGCGATCGTGTGAAAAGGGAACAGACTAAACATACTGCTGAACTAGAAAATCTGAATAACAAGATTGCAGAGTATGAAAAGAAGTTAGCTGACTATCCAAACCAGCTGAAAGAATTGAATGACAAACTGACAGCACAGACCAAGGCATATGAAGAGAGTCAGGCCAAGATTGGTCAGTACGAATTGCAGACGGTAAAACTGCGTGTTGCTCATGAGCAGGGCATTCCTTATGAACTGGCTGGAAGACTCAACGGATCTAACGAAGAGGAGATCAGAAAAGATGCTGAGACCATCAAGGGATTTGTTGGAGTCAAAAACATTCCATTGAAAGCGGTCGAGGACACCAAGTTGGACAGCAAGGTTGACTCGGCTTTCAGGAGCTTAGCCAATAACATCATAGAAAAGAGGTAAAACATGGCAGATATTTTATCAAGAGGAACAAATTTCCCACATGAATTAGTTGAAGAAATGATTAACGCCGTTCGTGGCAAATCTACATTAGCACGTCTTTCAGGCCGTAAGCCAATGGCATTCAGCGGTACTGATGCATTTGTTTTCACACTGGACAGAGAAGTTGACTTAGTCGATGAAAACGGTCCAAAGACAAAGGGTGGAGCAACAGTTACACCTAAGAAGATGGTTCCATTAAAGTTTGAATATGGTTCAAGAGTTTCTGATGAATTTATCTATTGTGCAGAAGAAAAGAGAATGGAATACCTGAGAACCTTCTTAGAAGGTTATGCTGCAAAGATGGCTAGAGGTATGGACCTTGCTGCTATGCACGGTGTAAATCCACGTACAGGCACAGCCGCTCAGTTAATCGGTAACAACTGTTTAGATAATGCAATCATTGCTGCAAATAAGATTACTGCAACAAACGATCCTGACACAGACATTGAAAGTGCAGTTGCTAAGGTTATCGCAGCAGAACACGAAGTTACAGGTATTGCTGTTTCACCTGCTGAAGCTGCTGCATTAGCACAGTTAAAGGTCAATGGTGTTAAGCAGTACCCAGAATTAGCTTGGGGTGGCACACCTGAACAGTTAAACGGCAAGCAGTTTGACGTTAACAGCACAGTAGCTGCTGCTAAGGCATATGTTGGTAACTTCAGAGACTTCTTCTATTGGGGTTATGCTGATGACATCAAGTTTGAAGTTATCGAATACGGTAATCCAGACAATGATGCAACATTAGGTGACCTGAAGGGACACAACCAGGTTTACATCAGAGCAGAAATGTATGTAGGCTGGGGTATCTTAGATCCTAACGCATTTGCAGCAGTAGTAGCTGAATAGTTGAGGTAACTTATGGCTGATGCATTTGCAACAGTACAAGATTACCTAAATTTAACAGGACAAACATTGACGGCAGAACAGCAGGAGAGAGTTTCAAACCTGCTGGCCGTTGCTAGTGACAGGTTAAGGCAGACAGCCATGAACAATGGCAGTGATCTGGACAACATGATCGCAACAGGTCGTGTTCTGGAAAACGTAGCCAAGGCCATCACGGTTGATATTGTTGCAAGAACGATGGCAACACCGACAGATGAAGCACCTGTGACACAGTATTCACAGAGTGCTCTAGGATATACCGTTAGCGGTACATACCTGAATGCCGGTGGTGGCATTTACATCAAACAAAGTGAACTGAAAGCATTAGGATTGTCAAAACAAAGGTATGGGTTCATAGAACTTTATGGCGAAAAGAATTGTAGGAATCACTGTTAATCTTATTAACCAAGTTCAGACTGGAACAGATCCTTTTGGCAATCCTATTTTCACACCTAACACAGTATCTGTTCAAAACGTATTAGTGGCTCCGTCTACAAGCGATGACATCGTTGATTCAACGCAGCTGTACGGGAAAAAGGCAGTGTACACCATTGCCGTTCCGAAGGGTGACACAAACGTCTGGGAAAACCAGATCGTGGAGTTCTTCGGGCATAGATGGCACGTGTTTAGTTTTCCGATGGAAGGAATTGAAGCAAACATTCCTTTGAGTTGGAACGCTAAATACTATGTGGAACGCTTTGGCTAAATACATCAGTATACAGCGAGGCAAGAACAAATTGCTTCTTAATTCCGATACAGTTAGCGAATTGCTAAATTCAAAAGGATTAGTTGATGAGCTGACCAAGTACGCAGAACAGAAAAAAGAGAAACTCGGTGATGATTATGTCATTGAGGTTCAGAAGACCAAAGACCGTACCAGGGTGCTAATTGGAACAGCCAACGAAAGGGCGGTCAAGGACAATTTAGAAAACAATACATTACTAAAGGCGGTGGGTAGATGATAGAACAGACAGTCAAAGATTATTTGGGGACGATTTTAAGCGTTCCGGTTAAAACTGAAGTTCCAAAAGATCCACCGTCTTCTTTTGTAGTTATTGAAAAAACTGGTGGCAGTTCAACTAATCACATATCAACGAATACAATAGCAATTCAGTCTTATGCTGAATCAATGTACTTGGCATCCTTGTTAAATGAAGAAGTCAAGAATGCGATGGAAAACATAATCACCCTGAATAGTATTTCAAGATGCTCATTGGAAGGTGATTATAATTACACAGATACACGGACTAAGCAATACCGTTATCAAGCGGTATTTTCCATAGTCCACTATGAATAGAAAGAGGTACTTATGGCAGAAGTAATCAATGTAACAACAGGCAAGCCAAAAGTTGGCGGAGCTATTTCTGAAGCACCAGCTGGCACCACGTTACCTACAGACGCTACATCAGCATTAGCTAATGCATTTGTTAATTTTGGCTATGTTAGTGAAGATGGTTTGACCAACTCTAACACTGCTGAAAACGAACAGACAGTAGCATGGGGTGGCGATGTTGTAATGGATACAATGACAAGCAAACCTGACCAGTTTACATACACGCTGATTGAAGCCACAAACGTTGATGCTCTGAAGCACGTTTATGGTTCTTCAAACGTTTCCGGAACTCTGACAACTGGTATTGTTATCAACGCTAACAGCACAGAGCAGGCCGAAAAGGTCATCGTTATCGACATGGTTCTGAGAGGACCAGCCGTAAAGCGTATTGTAATTCCTAGAGGTAAGGTACTGACCGTTGGCGATATCGTATACAACGACACAGATCCAGTTGGATATGAAGTTACATTAGCAGCATATCCGGATGCAAGTGGAAATACTCACTACGAATACATTAAAAAATCATCTTAGGAAGGAATAAGTTATGGAAGAAGTCATTAAGGGGAAGACAACTTCAGGATTTGAATTTGAAATCAACAGAGATAAACTCGATGATATGGAGTTCATAGATCTCTTAGCAGATCTGAAAGATGGCGACTATCTGAAGTTCAGTAGAATCGCTGACTTTATGCTGGGTAAGGATCAGAAGGCCAGACTGTACGAACACATTCGCAAGGTTCACGGTCAGGCGAGAATATCCTTATTTGCTGAAGAGATGAAAGAGATCCTGTTGTTCAATGGTGAAGTAAAAAACTGATAAGCCTTGCCGGCATTATCAGTGACTACGAGACAGAACTCATTTGTGACTTCGCAGAAACTTATAATGTTCTAAATTACAGAGAGTTAAAGCCATCATTGGTGATAACTCTCTGTTTTGGGCTGAAGGCAGATTCACGATTAAAAATGAAAATGATAGGAACTACGGTTCCGTTACACATACAGTTATTGGCTGGATGCTTAGACTGCCTGAATTGGCTAGTTTGGAGTAAATCCAAGAAAGGCCAGAAGAATCAGGACAGGCCATCCAGCGTTTTAAAACAGTTACTTAATCCGGTGGTTAGGGAAAACCAAGGTTTTATGTCACCGGAAGAATTTGAAAAGGCAAGACAAGCCATCATCGGAAAGGAGTGATATTTACGTCACAGGAATTAGCAAAATACTACGTGCAGATCATTCCATCAGCTAAGGGTATTGGCGGAGATATAGTCGATGAAATAGATGGCGAGGACATTGGTAAAAAGAGCGGTAAAAGTATTGTAGGCGGCATTATGACTGTATTTGCCGTCAGCAAACTCGCAGACGGACTCATGAAGGCTCTGGACATTGGTGGTGCCTTGCAGCAGTCAATGGGCGGTGTTCAGGCGCTGCTTGGTGAAGAAACCTTTGCCACAGTAAATGAATACGCACAGAAGGCAGCTCAGACGCTTCAGATCAGTGCAAACACCTACATGGAACAAGTCACTTCCTTCAGCGGAAAGTTATTGCAGGATCTGGGTGGTGACACCGAGGCCGTAGCTGCTTATGCAGACATGGCAATCAATTCCATGAGTGATAATGCTAACAAGATGGGAACATCCATTGAAAGCATCCAGAATGCATATCAGGGATTTGCTAAAGGCAACTTCACGATGTTGGATAACTTGAAGTTAGGATACGGTGGCACCAAGACAGAAATGTTAAGACTGTTAGATGATGCCGAGAAGATCAAGGCCGCAAACGGTGAAATGGTCGAGTATTCCATTGACAATTTTGCGGATATGGTAGAGGCCATCCAAGTAGTTCAGGAGAACATGGGAATAGCCGGAACATCTGCGACAGAGGCAGAAAGCACCATCACAGGTTCCATGAACTCACTTAAAGCAGCGTGGGAGAACTTCGTTGCTAATATGACGCTAGGTGAAGATATGCAACCGGCATTGGATGCATTGTTCACAACCTTCATGAATACATTCAACAACATAGTTCCGGCAGCTCTGAACATCATTTCAAAGCTACCTGGAACGATCCTGGATTTCGTTATTCAGGCAGCTCCGACACTGATCGAAGCAGGTATGACAGCAATAGTAGAACTGATTACCGGCCTGTCTAATTCGCTTCCAACACTGATCCCGAAGATGATTGAGGCAGTAGGCTTGATGTTCACTACGTTGGTAAACAATGCACCGAAACTAATTTCAGCTGGCTTACAGTTAGTTGGAGCATTGGTCGGTGGCTTAGTTAAATCAATACCACAGTTCGTTCAAACAGGTTTCGATATGCTGATGGGCTTAGCTAGAGGTATTGGAAACTCCGTTGGTGCCGTAGTACAAAGGGCAAAGGAAGCAGCATCCAAGGTACTGAACTCTGTTAAATCATTCTTCGGCATTCATTCACCATCAAAGGTCTTTGCGGAAATAGGCGAGATGAATATGTTAGGTTTGGCTAATGGTATCGAGGATAATTTGAAGCCTGTAAACGAAGCAATGAAGGACGTTTCTATGGCCGCTACACAGGACTTTAACAGTAGCCTGAATTTGGCTTCAGGTGTAGTCGGATTACACTCCTACGAGGCTGAAAACGGCTCTGCTACGAACTATGGCGGAGTTACTATCAACGTATATGGCGAGGATAAAAGTGTCGCAGAAATTGCTGAAGCAGTAAATGATATCCTTCAGAACAGAATCATGGCTCAAAGGAGAGTATATCAATGATGAATTACTTTACATTTGATGGTGTTGATTCAAGGGATTTCAACACTTTTATTGCTACATCTAATATGTTTGATGCTCCGGAAGAGAATGTCGAAACGATCCATATCCCTTACAAGAACACACCTCTGCATATTTCCGAGAAGACATTTAAACCGTTCATTTTAAAGGCTTTATGTTACATTCCAGATAATATGCAGAACAATATTGATGAGTTGAGGAACTTCCTGAAATCAAGGTTCGCTTCATGCAGATACACAGAGGCTTTAAGACCTGGAGAGTTTCGGATAGCAAGGTTTAAAAGTGCATTTGAGGTCGAGAAATCTGACCGTCAGACAGCAGCATTCGTTCTGACGTTCGAGTGTGCTCCCCAGAGATACATTATTGACAATCCTACGCTCACCCTCAGCCCGACCACCTCGGAAGCGACCTCTTACTCTCTCTCAACTCCTGCTATGCCTTTGCCTTTAACTTTAGAGGGCAATACTACGCAGAAGACTTTGAGCGGTAAGAACTTGCTACCAACGGGAGTAGCAACAGTTACAAACGGGGGAGTTACGGCTACAAGACAGACAGATGGCTCATATCTTTTGAGTGGTACATCTACAAGTGCCAACGCTGATGTTTACATCTTGAGGGGTGAAGCAAATCGCTTTAGTTTGCCAACCGCTTCAGCATACAGAATTATGCAACCGACCACAAGCGGAATACGGTTGTGGTTAGCAATTAAACGAGCCGAAAGTGGAAACACAGTTTATAACAATAGCACGTTCCCTATGAACGATGGTGACCTTGTAATCGGTGTATTCATTCGTGTTGCTACAAGCGGAACGAACACAAACGGCATAAAGGTATACCCACAGATAGAACTAGGTTCTACCTCTACAACCTATGAGCAATATTGTGGCGGTATTCCATCACCTAACCCCGATTACCCTCAAGAGATACATTCGGTGAGTGGGGATAATGAGATAAGAGTGGTAGGGTTCAACCTTTGGGACGAAGTAACGGCAAATGGTTATTATGGTGCAAATGGAGTGTTCGTTGCTAATGCGTCATATATTGCAGGTAAGAACAAAATACCTCTGTTACCAAGTACGCAATATTGTATAACATCGTTAAAAGGAAATCTTGGGCGTATATGCTTCTATAATGCTGATGGAACATTCAATTCAACGATAGTCAACTACGTAGGTGCAACTGTGACAAAATACACATTCACAACAAATGCCGATGTTTATTTTATGGCTTTTGATATAAGAAGTGGTTATGGCACAACATATACAAATGATATCTGTATCAACGTAAGCGACACAGAGAAAAACGGGACATACGAACCATACAAAGCACAAGTATATCCTATAAACCTAGGCTCTATCGAACTAAATGCTCTAGGCACATACAAAGATTACTTCCATAAAGACAATGGGAAGTGGTACTTGCATAAGGCAATAGGGTCGCAAGTTGGAAGCACCGCACCAAATTCATCGGGTACTGCTTCTTCGGGGGCATATCGTTACAATTATGCTACTGTTACAAGGTTTAAAGAGTATACCGAGGCACAAGGTGGAGCTTCAAGCCATTTTACTTACAACATAAATTACAATGCACCAAGCGGTAACTTTTACAACACGGGCGGAAATATCATATTTTTCTGTGATATTGCACCTGCGGATATAGGAGCGTGGGCACAAGAAAATAAGCCGATATTCTATGGCATTTTAGCAACTCCAACCGAAACCGAGATAACTGACACAACCTTGATAAGTCAGTTAAATGCTCTCTCTAAAGCGAAAACATACGATGGTAGCACAACTATCGTGCAAGATGGAACTGACGCACAGTTCAAATTATCAATGCCCGTACCAACAGAGATTTCAAGCGAATACTTCGGTGAGCCGATAATCACAGTAAACGAAGTGGGAACGATAGTATGGAACGATAGTTTAATCAAAGTAAACTCCGCACCCGTAACTATCAACTCACAGACCTTACAATGCTACTACTATTCGGAGAACAAGAACAACGATGTAGAAATCAACGAGTTCCCGAAGTATGAGCAGGGTGAGAACTACATAGGCTCAACGATGGCTCTCACAGTAGTGCCGAATTATTGGAAGTTGTAGAGGTGGTTTTATGATACCGATTTTATTTGATGGAAGAGCCACAGATTTCAGCACCAACGGAATTACACGGCTATCGGACACCATAAGTTGCAAGGTCACCGAGGAACGCAACGGGGTATTTGAGTTAGAGATGGTGATAGCCACGACAACTCCCTACTATGAGGAAATCAAAGAGGGAATGCTGATAGTGGCTAAGCCTAACCATACACAAGACCCTCAGGCTTTCGAGATTTACGAAATCACAAGACCCATAAATCAACGGGTCACGATCAGGGCTCATCATATTTCCTATAGGCTCTCC